AGAAGCAGGTCATCAACCCGGACGCGAACACCATGATCCGCTCGAAGATCCCGCTGTTCGCGAAGGCCCCCGGCTGGGAGTCCGAGACCGCAGAGATCTCGACCCCAAAAGGCTGACGCCTCCGACCGTGACCGCCGCAGCCCGTAAGGGCGGCCAGACGGTCACGGTGAAAGAGGCCATCGCCGGCGGCTGACAATTCTTCCGTGCGGGGACTCTAAACCTTTCTGGCCCCGCACGGACATTCTTCTCTCACGCTCAGAAAGGTTTGCAGACTTTTCAGAAAGGGATAATCATGGCTTTGGAAGTGAAGCGCAAGCGCGTGGACGTCGACCTCATATTGGATCAGGAGAAGGCCGAACAGGTCGCCGCATTGGGAGCCGATTTGGAACGCGCCATGGCGCAGCATGTGACCGAGGGCGGCAACGCCGCCGCCAAACGCATCGCCAAACAGATCGACAAACTGCGAGACGAGGTGAAGGACGACACCATCCGCATCACGCTGGAGGCCCTGCCGCTCTCCCAGTGGCGTCAGGTGCTCGAGGCGAACACCGTCACCGAGAACGGGATCCCGAAGCAGCGCATCGAGGACATCTGCGCCGACGCGATCAAACTCATGGTCAGGAAGACCGTGCCGGAAACCCCGGTTGAGGATCTGGCGAACGTCATGACCGAACTGTCCGACGGCCAGATCAGCCCGGTCTGGTACGCGATCCGTGACCTGAACGCGAAGCTCATCGACCCAAAAGACGCACTCGAATCAGCCTCGCGGATAATCCGCAGACGGTAAGGGAACTGCGAATCTGCCGCCAGCTCGGCATCAGCTACAAAAGGTGGCTCGGCTGGGAACCAGCGTATCGGGTGGAACGCGACTCGCATAGGCGCATCACCGGCTACACGCCGGAAACCGAATGGGACGAGACCGAACGCGAGTGGATGCTCGCCCTCGACGACTACGAACACTCGTTATGCCCCCAATGCGGCATGCCCATCAGCGTCTGCCATGACGAGCAGACACCCTTCCACTTCACGGCCGAGGTCGGCGTCTGCCAGATTTCCCTGCTCCAATCCGTGCGATTGGAGGAGTGGAAGAAGGACCATGCGAACGAGAACGAGCTGAAGCAGTCCGCATTGACGGTGGGAATCAAACCAAGATGAATCTCAGGAGGCCGCTATGGCAGGCGGATTGAACCGCAACATCACAGTCCGCCTGCTCGCGGACACCAGCAACTTCACCGCCGGCATGGCCAAGGTGTCGGGCGAAAGCCAGAAGGCCGCGACCACCATGGAAGCCGCCGGAGGCAAATCGAAGCTCATCACCACCGGCATCGCCGCAGCCGGAGTCGCCGCCACCGCACTGGGTGCGGCAGCGGTCAAGATGGCCGCCGACTTCGACGCCAGCATGAGTACCGTGCAGGCCAACACCGGAGCCAGCGCCGACGAGATGAACCAGCTCCGCCAGGCCGCCATCGACGCCGGCGCCGACACCATCTACTCGGCCACCGAATCCGCCGACGCCATCAACGAACTCGGCAAAGCCGGCCTGTCAACCTCAGATATTCTCTCCGGCGGCTTGAGCGGCGCGCTGAACCTTGCCGCGTCCGACGGCATGGCCGTCGGCGACGCCGCCGAGCTCATGGCCACCACGCTCAAGCAGTTCAACCTGACCGGAGCGGAATCCACCCAGGTGGCCGACGCGCTGGCAGCCGGTGCAGGCAAGGCCGTGGGCTCCGCCCACGATCTCGGCCTCGCGTTGAACCAGGCTGGCTTGGTGTCCAACAGCATGGGCATCAGCATGCAGGAGACCACCGGCACGCTCGCCGCGTTCGCCAACGCCGGCATGATCGGCAGCGACGCGGGCACCAGCCTCAAAACCATGCTCCAACGACTGACCAGCCCCACCGACAAGGCACAGAGCCTCATGGACGAGCTCGGCATCAACGTGTACGACGCCAACGGCGAATTCATCGGACTCGCCGGCGTGGCCGGCCAGCTGCAGCAGGGCCTGTCCGGCATGAGCCAGGAGCAGCGCAACGCCGCGCTCAACACCATCTTCGGAGCCGACGCGGTACGAGCCGTGAACGTGCTCTACAAGGAAGGTGAAAGCGGCATAGCCGACTGGACCGACGCGGTAAGCGAATCCGGTTTCGCCGCCGAGCAGGCCGCCGCCAAGAACAACAACCTGAAAGGCGACTTGGAGAACCTAAGCGGCTCGTTCGAATCCCTCATGATCTCTTTGGGCGAGGGCGGTCAGGGCCCATTGCGTTCCCTCGTGCAGACGCTCGACACGCTGGTGGACGCGTTTAGCCAACTGCCAGCGCCCGTACAGCAGTCCATCGTGCTGCTGACCGCGTTGGGTGGCGGCTTCACCGCCCTGCACTCCGCCATGGCACCGTTGAACGCCAGCAGCTCGCAGACGGCACGGAACTTCGGCCTGATGCTGGACCCGTTCCAGCGGGCCATCACCGCCGCACCACTACTCAAGGACGGCATCATCCAGCTCGGCACATCCATGCTCGGCACGTCCACCAACGCCGGCACGCTCGCCAACGGCCTGACGCGAGGCCAGACCGCAATGAACGGCATGAAAAGCATCGGCAGCGGCCTGTTCGCCGCGCTGGGCGGCCCATGGGGCATCGCCTTGACGGTCGCAGGCGCGCTGCTGGTGGGCTTCGCCAAATCCGCGCAGGACGCGAAAGCCAACATCAGCGAATTCTCCGACGCAATCAACCAGTCCGGCAGCTCCGTCGAAACCCTCATCAAGAAAATCGCCAGCGGCGAGGACAAAACATGGGACTTCGGAGACAAGTTCGCCACCGGCTTAGGCTCTCTTGGAGAAGCACTCGACAAAGCCGGCATCGAATACAGCACGTTCGCAAAGGCCGTCAACGGGTCCAAGGAAGCGCAAAAACTGTTCGACAAACAGTTGAAAAACGCCGAAAACAACATGTCCGTCATGCAGACAGACAGTATCCGAGACAGTTACAACAAGCTCTCCGACCAGGTCAGCAAAGCCAAGGAACAGGTCAGCAAAACCAATGAGGAAGTCGCCAAGGCGGGAGCCAGCGGAGACACGGCCGCCGAAGGCACCAACAACTACGCCGACAGCACCGACAATGCCACCACAGGCACCAAAGACCTCTCCGACGCCATTGACGATCTGGTGAAAGGCTTCCTCAGCCTACCGGGAACCTACCTGACCACCGATCAGGCCATCACCAAGCTCAATCAGGAAATCCTCAACCTCAACGGCAGCATCCAGGAAAACGGCCGCGTATTCGACGAGAGCGGCAACGCCCTCCAAGGCCACGAAAAACAGGCATACGATTCACAATCCGCCTTGCAATCCCTGGCATCCACCGCACAGGACACCGCTCAAAAAATCATTGAGGAAGGCCAGGCCAACGGCGATGCTGCAGCAGCAACCCAACAAGCCGGAGACAAACTCGAACAGGCCCGCAAAGCCTTCATCGAAAACGCCCACGCCGCAGGCATGAGCGAACAGGCCGCAGGGGCGCTCGCCGACCGTTATGGCCTGACACGTGGGCAGGCGGATACGTTACGTCAGGGCGTCGAGAAGCTGAGCAATGCCGCCGCCAAGGGCATCGACCTGAAAATCAAGATCACCGATGATGCCAGCAAGGCGCTCGATGACGTGAAATTGAAGGCCGAGAAAATCGATGACAAGACCGTGCGCATCAGCGGCGACAACACCGACCTGATGCAGAAGATCGCAGACGCCACCGGAGCCACCATCGACCCGAAAACCGGCAAACTCGATCTGGACAAGACCCAGTTCGATTATGCGATGGCCATCGCCGCAGGTGCCACCATCGACCCGAAAACCGGGTTGCTGCAGGGGGACAACAGCGACATGCTGGCCAAGGTGGCCGAAGCGAACGGCTGGACCATCGACTCGAAAACCGGCTATATCTATGCAAACGACGATCAGGCCATCGGAGTGCTCCAAGGCCTGAACAACATGCAGATCGCGGACAAATGGTTCACCATCCATGGCAAATACGAGGATTCCTCAGGCGGCACGTATTCCAGCAGCGGTTATCGCCCGAAGGGCGCGATGGGCAACATACCAACCGGCAAGACCGGTGGCCTGTTCACCGGCTACGGGGTTTCGATGCGCGGCTACGCCACTGGCGGCCGTGTCATCGAGGGCCTGATGCCCGGCAAGGCCACCTACACGGGTGAAGACAACATCACATTGCTGAACGCGCGCGTCAAAAGCGGCGAATTCGTCAGCAACGTGAAATCGGTCGGCTATTACGGTGCCGACCTGTACGCGGCCATGAACCGTCGTCAGATTCCACGTGAGGTGTTCGCGAAGGTTCCCGCCGCGCAGACCGTCCCTCAGGGTCGGGCCATGCAGCCATCGGTGACCAATGTCACGGTCAACGTTGCAGGGTCGAAGAGCCCGGAGGTCGTGGCACGTGAGACGGTGGAAATCATCCGACGAGAGCTGGGGGTGAGGCAGTGAGGATTGCTTTGACGCCTCCGCTGGACAGTGGTCTGGAACCCGTCGTATTCGTGGATGGCAGTCCGCAGAACCTCTTCGCCACGTTGCATGATCCGTTTGAGGTCACGCTGGCAAGAAACTCGACGGATGGCTGGTATACGGCGGCCGAGGTACGGGAATCGCCGACCGATCGTCCGCAGGCGGACGGCGCCTACTGGCCATCCAGAATGACGTTGAAACCGCGCGTGGTCACAATCCGCGGCCGTGTCGTGCAGCACGACGGGTCAAGCTCGCTCGAACTGGCGTTGCTCAACGACCGGCTCAACGCGATGGTCGGCCAACGCCTTACCCTCCAGGTGGAGGACGCGCTCGGGCGGCGGCAATCCGACTGCTATCTCTCGAGCCAGATGAGCTGGTCGAGCGATCTCGGCGTCACGGACGTGACACTGATCGTCACCTGCCCGGACCCTCTCAAATACGGGCCGGAACAGTCGTTCCAGGCGTCCTCGTCCACGTGCCTGGTCGTGAACGGCGGCAACGCGCCGACATGGCCGCGGGTCAGGATCGACGGGCCGGTGAAGACGCTCAAGATCCGGCTCTCCGACGCCGGCGCGGATGGCCTGGTCGTCTGGCAGGGGGACGAGAAGGACGGCCTCGACCTCGACTTCCGCGACATGGTCCCCAGCCGCGGCACCGTCACGGACGACCACGCGTTCCCGATACCGCCAGGCACGCACCGTCTGACGGTCGACACCGGAAACATCGACGCGAAGGCCGTGGTGTTGCTGCGGCCGGCATGGAAGTGAGGAAGCATGGAAGCCGCCGAAATGCACGTGTACGACATCACCACCGGCAAACATGTGACGCGCCTGCCGTTCACCTTGTGCTCGTGGCAGGAATCCCGCAACCGTGAGGGCGGCATGAGCGTCGAGCTCGCGATGACCGACGTGCTGCGTGATATGGGGGCTCGGGGACTGCTGCAGCCTTGGCGCGTCATCGTCGCCTACCTGCCGGCACAAGGGCCAGCTCACGCCGGACCGCTGACGTATGTCAAATGGGCGGCTTCCGACCACAAAGTCACCTTGACCGTAGGCGGCGGTCTCACTCTCCTGACGAAACGCCTTGTCATCGGCCGCCAGCTCGCGGCGTCCTGGCGCGACCACAGCGTCGTCGTGGACGAGCGGAAGCCAGCCGGCGACCTCGCGCTCACCCTGCGCGGCCCGTACTGCAGGGACATCGCCTGCCAGCTGGTCGACGAGGCCCTGCAGTGGGGCATGCTGCCGATCACCCTGCCCGGATTCGTCCGCAAGGGCAGTCTGACCCGTACCTACTACGCGTGGGATCTGGCCACCGTCGCCGACCGGCTCACCGACCTGACCAACCTCGAGAACGGCATCGAGATACGCTTCGCCCCTCGCATCAGGGACGATGGATCCATCACATTCGACTTCACCGCGACCGACCAGACGCTGGCCGACCGGGCAGCGACAGATCGATGGAACGCCGTCATCCCGGACAGCCGGATCATCCTCGATTCCCTCACCGACGACGGAGCCGACCTCACCTCGCAAGTCTGGCTCACCGGCGGCAAGGACAACGACAAAACGCTCATGTGCCGCAGAAGCACGGAACTGCCACAGAAACGCGGCTGCATGTTCATGCAATCCGTCGACACAGAGCACACGACCGTATCGAGCATGAAAACACTGCAGTCACACGCCGTATCCGACCTGCGCAGACACGCCTTCCCAGCGGAGACCTTCGAATTCCGCGTGGGCGAAGAGAGAGCGCCGCACGTGGGCGACAACATCGACGTGACGGTCTCCGACGACTTCATCGGAGCGTCCACGCTGCACGTCACCATCACCGACGTGTCGGGCACGTCGGATTCCGACTGGGTGACGGTCGGCGCTCAGGAAAGGAGCTGACATGGCTGATGACGATACCATCGCTTCGATGGAAGCGTCCCAAGGGACCGCGCTGTGGCTGGGCGACGGCCCGTGCGCGGGCGGCGGCGCGTCCGACGCGACACACCGGTATTCCACTCTCACGAGCAAGGCGCTCGGACTCG